CGGGCACCGGGGACGGTGCGGGTATAGGCAGCCAGGACGCGCGCCTGGTCTGCCGGGTCCATGCCGGTCATCAGCTCCACCGCTACCCCCTGATAGTCCACCTTCTGGCTATCCTTATTGGCCCGATACGTCGCCGCCTCCTCGCCGCCATAGATGACCACCTCGGCATCCGCCAGGGCGGGATAGAGCTGATCCTTGACGGCCTTCTCCCGGGCCTCCAGGAGGCGCATGTCGGCCCTGATCTGAGCCAGCTGGCGTAGCTGTAGGCCAACCTCGACGGTGGCGGTCAGGACCTTGCCGGCCTGGTGCCGGGGCCAGCGTTGCCGGGCTTCCAGTTCGCTTTGGGGGTCGGGGGGGGTGTCAGCCACCACATGCGCCTGCCACCAGCGGTCGGCTTCCTCCAGGAGGTAGCTCTCCAGCTCACGGTCCCGGGTGAAGTGATAGATGCGCAGATCGCTATTGCCGATCAGGGCGGCCAGGTCCCAGCGCTCGCAGCCGGTTAGGGCCTGGTAGCCCGCGATCTGGAGCAGATAGGACTGGGGCACCTGATCCGTCCCGGCTGGACCCCATTCGGAATCACGCCCGGCGGCGAAGGCAGATGCGGTTTTGCACTCCAGTCCCAGATCAGTACGGATCTCGGTTTTGTAGCTGGCGATCTTGGCGCCCTCTGGAATAACCAGGCGGTCGACGTGGCCGATCAGCGGCGCCTCGGGGTGGCGCAGCATGGCGTTGTAGCGCTGGGTGCGCAGACCCGTGGCGCGGGTGTACTCATCGGCGATGAATTGCTCGTTCCACTGGCCATGGCGCAGGTGGATGCCGTCTACTTCAGGGATGAGGCGCCCCGTTTTCTCCAGCCAAATTGAAAACGGCGTGCGGTAGGGATTAAGGCCCAGAATGGCCCCAAGATCGGACCCGCCGAGGCCCTGGAGACGTTCCGCGTGGAACTGTGTGCGTCCGTCGTCAGGCATAGGTCTTCTCCAGGCCGAAGACCGGGGCCAATCGGCGGGCGGTTTTCCACACCGGGGAGCAGCCGAGATCATCGCCGGTACTGGCATGCTCATCGGCAATGGTCAGCAGGTGGACGATGTAGTTCTCGCGGGCGCGCAGGGTCTGATGGGCGGCGAGGCGGTCAATCTGAGCCTCTTCATCTGCCTGGCTGAATGCCGCGTGATTGGCACAATGACCGGTGCAGGTGTGGGCCGAATGGGTGACAGGCGCTTCATCCTCGTGGCTTTCGCTGGGTCTGGCGTCAATCAGTTCGGAGACATCAATGGCGATCTCGGGGGAAGTGACTTCGGGCATGGGTTCGGTTTCCGGTGGGGGTGGGGTGATGGCGGCGGTAAAGCCCTCCGCCTCGATGGCCTCGACGACGGCGGACCAGGAATGGATCACGGCCGATTCGTCCGCGTTCTGTTCCGTGTTCGATTCCGTGATCGATTCCGGCGCGTCGTCCAGGGCGTCCATGATCTTGGCCAGACGGAGGTCGGCATAGGTCTTGGCCTTCGGCTTCTTCGGCAGGTCGGGCTTACTCTCCAGGTGCGCCGGCAAAGGCCGCGTCACGGGCGCCGGGCGGGGCGCCTTGGCCACGGCGGGGGTGACGTTGTAGGGATGGGTGGGGGCAGGCTTGTGGCCGTTCTGGTGGCGCAGATCGCCCTGGGCACTGATGGCGGGGGCCTGGGCCTGGGGCTTGACCTTGAGCTTGTCGCCGCGCGATTTCTTCCAGTTGTAGGGCTCAGGCTTCCAGGATTTCCCGGCCTCCGAGATCCGCCACAGCACCTCGCGTGCGGTATGGCCAGTCTCACGGATCACCAGGCCATCGGCGGCGGCGAATTTGAGGACCACGGCGGTTTGCATGCTGCTGGTCAGTTCGGCGTCAACGATGGCGGCATAGACTTCACCGGCGATCATGGCGTCGTTGGGGCTATCGCGGAGGACGCCGAGGACCAGTTCACGGGCGCGGTTAGTGGTTTCCCATTGGGCGCGGGTCATGGCCATTTCAGTGCCTCACTTCTTTAATGGCGGCCGTCGCCACCGACAGGGATGACAAGGCTATGGACAAAGCCCTCAGGGTGTCGCGCTGTTCGGAATGCTCTGCCAGGGACTTCAGCTCTTCCACCGACCGCTCAGCCGCGCGCAACTTGCTCAAGGCTTCCTGCATGGCGCGATCAAACAGATCGGCATCCGTAATCAACCGAGCGGCGGGGTAGTAGCCAGATGGCTTGTCCTGATCGCCATGGCTTTGGCCAGCAAAGACGAATGCGGGCGCCGTGGTGACTTTGACTTGAATGACATCCGGCTGACGGGCAGGATTGGGATCTTCCACCACGCGGACGCAGCGCACCAGTTGCCGGGCCTGCCACTTGCGGTATTCCTCGCCTGCCACCTTGTCGCGCCACTCGAATGCCGGGTGAATGGGGGACTCCTTGGGACGCGCCTCATTGACGACTGCCTGCGGTTGGATGCTGCCGTCCCGCCGGTGAATGTCGGTCAGAACCTGAGCCGCGTCCTCGGGATCAACGCCTTTGATGCGAGCGGTTTCCCGCCAGACGTATTTGATTTCTTCATTGTCCATATCGCATAACCTCATATTGCTGATGTGTGTTGCCGGGCTTTAAGCCGCCCGGTGGGCTGTTTAACCGTGCCTGCCGTGCCTTGCCTCGCCCGGCCTCGCCATGCCGCGCCGCGCCTTGCCAGTCCACGCCGGGCCTTGCCTCGCCTCGCTGCGCCGCGCCTTGCCTGCCTTGCCTTGCCATGCCCCGCCTTGCCCGGCCTTGCAACGCCTGCCGTGCCGTGCCGTGACGCGCCATGCCGGGCCAAGCCTTGCCTGCCTTGCCGTGCCTTGCCCGGCCCGGCCGTGCCTGGCCGTGCCGCGCCTTGCCTGCCTTGCCAAGCCGGGGCGGGCCCCGCCGAGCCTTGCCCCGCCCCGCCTGCCTTGCCATGCCTTTCCCGGCCATGCCTTGCCTTGCCTGCCAATTCAATACGGGTCATCCACCCGCGAAGAAATCACGTCTCCCAGCCGCTCCTGAAGGCTGCCGGTAATCGCCGTGTCCCAGGTCAGGCCCATTTCCTCAAGGGCCTCATCCAATGGCATTGAACCCAAGCGGCGCATTTCGCGCTCAAGCTCGGCATCAAAGCGGTCCTGATCGTCAAGTTGATCCAGATAGCGGCCAAGCTGATAAGACTGATGAGCCTCAAGTGCGTCACTAAATTGACTGGCGATCATTTCTTATGCTCCTCTAACAGATTGCTGATCTTTACCATCACGTTTTCATTCAACGCAGCAAGAAGCTGCGCCTTACTTGGCTGGCGAATCGCCTGATGGATTCGCTTCCAACCCTGGTCCAGACCAAGTGCAACCGCTTCGGCCAGGGCCGACATGACGGCTGCTTTGTTTTCTGCATCCATGGCTATTTCCGCCGATACGTCGCCGCCCGCCGGGCCGGACGCCAGGGCTTGCGTGACAGGTAGGGCAGGGCGAAGTCAGCCAGGAAGGCCATGGCCGCATAGACCAGGCTCAAGCCACCGATCAGGGCCAGCATGGCGATGGTGAGATCAAGCATTGGAGTTCTCCTGGCGAATGCGCTGATGTACTTCGCGGGCAACCTGGCTTTCCAGGCGCGGAACCGCCTTCAGCAGCTCCTGAAGCTGGCCATGGCTGGCCTCAGCCAAGAGCGCGGTCATTGGCTGAAACCGCAGGATATTGAGGAGGGTGTCGATTTCGTTCATGTCCGCGCCTCCCACTTCGCGCACGTTGCCCAGGGCTTGGTGGCCAGGTTGAGTTCCATGCACTTGCCGCCGATGACGCTGCCAGAATGCAGGCGGCTGGCGGGGAAGAAATACAAGCAATCGCGGCAACGATTGGCGACGGCCTGCGCCTTGGCCTGGGTGGCGGTCAGCCAGCCGGCGGCGTGCCGGGCTTGTTCGGCTGGGGTGCCGGAGTAGTCGGCTTTCATGGTGCTTGCTCCTCCTGGTGGGCGCTGGGGTGGGGGGTGTGGTCTGTTATTGGTGTGTAAGTTCGGTTGACGCGGGCAACATCGGCCCTCGCCCGGTAGCCAGCCATTCCAGGGCCACGCCAAGCTGTATAGCCATGTCAATCATTCCTTCCATCGTCGGTAGCTTTTCACCCGTCAGGTAGTTACCCGCGTGGCGCTCGGTCACGCTGGCAATGGCTGACAAGTGACGCTTCTTGTCGATGCTTTTATCAGGCACGCCAGCCATGGTGAGTGCTTGTGACAACCGATCAGCAAATCGCGTCTTTGTGTCGTCTTTGCGTGGTGATTTGGTATCCATCGGCATTGGCGAGGTATAGCTATTGGCCAACACCGCAGACACTGCATGGTCGAAATCAATGGAAAACCACTCGCCTACGGTGCGGTTATGACTGAGGGCGTGATGGGCGCGGAGTTCGGTCTTGGTATCCATGGCGCCAGGAAGAGACATCCAAGCCCGCTCACTGCGGAATCCGCCCTGGTTTTCTAGGGCGTGTATGCGCTTGGTTGGGTTGCCAGACTTCCCGATTTTTACGAGTCCGTCTGGTCGCTCGATGACGTAAACATGCATGGACTTCACCCCGTGGTGGTTGGCTAAAATTGCGTCTAGTGCAAACTCTAGCCCATGGTGATAATTGCGTCAAGCGCAATTTTACAGGCAAGCGGAAATTTTTGAGGACAAATTTTGCCGGATGAGGGGTCGAGGCGGGGTATCGGTTACGGGCGCAACCTTCCCTTTCGGCCTGGCCTTGCGGCTAGGCCGCCTTGCGGGATGTCTCCCGTTGAGGGTCCGCAGGATTCTCGGGAAACAAGATGCTGAGCTGACTGGGGTCCAGTCCATCAATCATCGCCTTGAGCCTGGCCTTGCGCTCGTCTTCGGCGGTGATGGGGCGGAAAATCCCCTCTTCCGCGATCTTATAGAGATCAGAGACTTTCATGCCCAGGAAGTCAGCGATGATCTTGACGTACTCGCTGCCGATGGTCTTGCCATGCTTCAGCCATCGGGTGATGGTTCCTGGGTCTTTGTCGCACAGCTCGGCCAAGCGAAGCTGCGGGATGTCCCGCGCCTCGATGACTTGCTTGATCGCCCAGCCGATGTGATGTCCCTGCTCCATGGCTTTATCTTGCGCCAGGCAAACGCCAATCGTTTCGCGCCAGGCGCAAACGGCGCTTGACTTGCAAATTGCGCTAGGCGCAATATACTCACCATCATGAGTACCCTTCGCAACAAACGACTCGCCATTGGGCTGCGCCTGATTGAAGCGGCCCGTGAGCTTGGCACCGATCCGGGCAACCTGTCGCGGATTGAGGCCGGCACGCAGTTTCCGCGTGTTGACCTTGCCAAGCGTATGGCATCCCTGTATGGCTTGACGCTTGATGAGGTTTTCTCTGATCAAGCGAGCAGCCAAGACGCGGTGCCTGCCGCCGCCTAACATGCCCTCACCCTCCCTTTTTCAACCGAGCACGCGCAACCGGCCACCGCCAAGTGGCCGGCCCTCGGGAGAGGAGGGGGAGGAATGAGCAACGCCCCGCGCAAGACCCCGTTTGCCGTTGGTGAGCGGGTGGGCATGTGGGTGGTCCTGGAAATCCTGCCCCCCCTGGGTGATCGCCTGCGCGATAACCGCTATTTGGCGGTCCCCGATTGCTGCGGCCAGCCGGCCAAGATGATGGATCAGACGTTGATCAAGGGGTTATATCCCTCAGGGGCCAACAAAGGCTGGTGCCTGGCCTGTTCCGACCGGCTGCGCCGGGAGGTGGGGGCCGGTAACAAACTGCCGGTGCGCGAGGGTTACGTCCACGCGACCCCGCCGTCAGCAGCGGCGGCGCCGGAGGTGGTGGCGATTGACCCCGACCCGGCAGACCAAGCCCGGGCGCAGTTGGCGCTGAGTCAGCAATTCCTCTGTCAGCCGATACCCGCTGGCCTGCAACGCAACCTCTGGGGGCACCCATGGGCGCCGTAGCCAACGCCTTTGCCGAAGTGGCGCTGTACATCGGCATTCCCCTGGCGGTGCTGGTCGCCGTGGATTGGTGGTTCATGTTTCGGGACCGCGACGATGGATGACGCCGATTACGCCATCCAGTCCGAAGAACGCGCATGGCAGGACCTGGAACGGCGCATCGCCGCCGCGCGGGAGCAATCCAGCCCGGTCACGGCGCCCCGGAGCCGGTGTCAGGATTGTGGCGAGCCATTGGCCGTCCATCGCCTGGCGTATGGGATCTGCGTCACCTGCCAGGCCGAGGCCGAACGCCGGGCCGGGTGGGGGGTATGAAAACCATGTCCAACCACGACCACGTTCGCGTCCTCTGGACCGTCTGGCGCTTCCGTGACCTGCGTGGCGAAACGATAACATCCGTCCGCCGGGCCGAACCGCAGGACCTGATGACGCAGCACACCTATCAGCAGGTTCTGGGTCAAGCCTTCGCGGTCAGCCCCAAGGATGCCTTGGCGGCGGTGACGGGAGGGCAGGGGGTATGAACAAGCGCGCGGTTAGCGGCCACCGCCTCGGCGCCTGGCATGGCAGGGCGAAGTATCCCGCCGAGACGGTCCGTCAGGCTTTGGCCCTGCATGGGCAAGGGCTGGGCTGTAAGCGCATCGGTGCCGAGCTGGGCATCCCATGGCGCACGGTATCCGATTGGCTTTCCGGGGCTACCCGTTGGGTGGATGCCCTGTGAGCCCGCAACGATTCAAAGGCGCCACGGCGGAACGTCACTTCCGCCGGGGCTATCACAACCGCACTGAAGAGGAGTGCAGATCATGAACATGCCTAGTCTACCCTACGAGCAATTCCTGCGAAACAAGGCCATCGTTGCCAGTCCGCTTGGCGTGGAACTGGACCCAGAGAGCATTCATCCGGCGCTGAAGTATCACCAGAAGCAGATGGTCCTGTGGCTGGCCCGCATGGGCCGCGCGGCGTGCTTTGCCAGCTTCGGCATCGGCAAGACCCTGATCCAGATCGAGACGCTGCGCCAAGTGCGTAACCTGGCCGGTGGCATGGCTTTGATCGTGGCGCCGCTGGGTGTACGCGGGGAGTTCATGCGCGATGCCGCCCTGGTCGGGGCGCAGATCAAGTTCGTGCGCTCGATTGAGGAGTGCGACGACTCGGACGGGCTCTATATCACCAACTATGAGACGGTGCGCGATGGAAAGCTGGACCCGCGGGCCTTCAGTGTCACCTCATTGGATGAGGCGGCCATCCTCCGCGGCTTTGGCGGGACCAAGACCTTTCGTGAGTTCATGCGCCTGTTCGATGGCGTGCGTTACAAGTACATCGCCACGGCGACCCCGAGCCCGAATGAGTTTATCGAGCTGCTGGCCTATTCCGCCTATCTTGAGGTGATGGAGGTCGGCGAGGGGAAGACCAGATTTTTTAAGCGTGACTCCACCAAGGCGGACAAGCTCACCCTGCATGCCCACAAGGAGCGCGAGTTCTGGCTATGGGTCAGCTCCTGGGCATTGTTTGTCCAGACCCCCTCGGATATCGGCGGGGATGACAGCGGCTACATTCTCCCCGAGCTGCGGGTGCATTGGCATGAAATCCCGGCCAAGCATAACGGGACCCAAGCGGATGAGCATGGCCAGGCGCTGCTATTTGATGCACAAGCCATCGGCATTCAGGAGGCGGCACGGGAGAAGCGCGATAGCCTGGCCGAACGGGTGGCGAAGGTCCGGGAGATCGTGACCGCTAGCGATGACCCGCAATGCGTCATCTGGTGCGATCTGAATGCTGAGCAGGCGGCCCTGGATAAGATGCTCAAGGAGGAGGGCATTAGCGCTGCGTCACTCTATGGCAGTCAGGGGATTGATACCCGCGAGGAGCTGATGGACGCCTGGCGGGCCAAGCAACGCCGCGCTTTCGTCAGCAAGCCGTCGATGTACGGGGCGGGTGTAAATCTTCAGCAATCACACACCATGATCTTCGCCGGGATTGGGTTCAAATTCGCTGACCTGATACAGGCAATTCACCGCTGCCAGAGGTTCCTTCAGGATCATGCGGTGGAACTACACCTGATCTACACCGAAAACGAGCGCCAAGTCCGGCAGACCCTGGAACGCAAGTGGGCGCAGCACCTGACTCTGACGCGCACCATGAGTGGCATCATTCGCGAGTTTGGCCTTGATAACCTGACGCGGGCGGAAGCCATGGCGCGGGCCTTGGGAGTGGAGCGGGAAGAGGTCAAGACTGATAAGTTTCACGTCATCCATAACGATACCGTCCTGGAGACGCGGACCCTTGCGGAGAACAGCCTTGGGTTGATTCTGACCAGTATTCCGTTCAGTACCCAATACGAATACTCGCCAAATTACGCCGATTTTGGCCACTCCGACTCGAATGAGCATTTTTTCGAGCAAATGGATTATCTGACACCGCACCTGTTGCGGGCCTTAAAACCCGGGCGCATGGCGGTCATCCATGTCAAGGACCGGATCATCCCCGGCGGAATGACCGGGTTCGGCTTTCAGACCGTCTATCCCTTCCATGCCCGCTGTATCGAGCACTATACCCGCCATGGCTTCGCCTATATGGGCATGAAGACCATCGTTACTGATGTGGTGCGGGAGAATAACCAGACTTATCGGCTGGGGTGGACAGAACAATGCAAGGACGCTACTAAGATGGGCGTGGGAATGCCGGAATACCTGCTGATATTCAGGAAGCCACAAACTGATACTAGCCGTTCCTATACCGACGAGCCGGTGGTCAAGGACAAGCCGCTGGTCTTTGCGACCGCGGATGACAAGCATCTTCCCTGGGAGGAGCGGAAGCGGGTGCCAATGAAGCCCGGCGATAAGCGCCCCTGCGTCCGGGGCACCGGCTACAGTCGGGCCCGCTGGCAGATTGACGCCCATGGCTTTGCCCGCTCCTCCGGTGATCGCTTCCCGACCACGGAAGAGATCCGCTCCATGCCGCACGGGGCGATTTTCAAAGCCTTTCGCCGCTATGGCCTGGAAAACGTCTATGAATACGAGCAGCACGTCGGTATTGGCGAGGATATGGAAGAGGATGCCCGCCTGCCGGTGACCTTCATGATTCTGCAGCCGCCCTCCTGGTCGCCTGATGTCTGGACCGATGTCGCGCGCATGCGCTGCCTGAATGGTGAGCAGAAGCATAAGGGGAAACAGATGCACCTGTGCCCCATGCAATTTGATATTGCCGACCGGATCATCAACCAGCTTTCGGCCCCTGGCGATATTGTCTTTGACCCCTTTGGCGGCCTGATGACGGTACCCTATCGCGCGATCAAGCTTGGGCGCTATGGCATGGGGGTGGAACTGAGCAAACCCTACTATCTGGACGGGCTCTATTACTGCCAGCAAGCGGCGGAGAAGAAGGCGCAACCGTCACTGTTCGATTTTCTGGACGCGGAAGAGGAGGTGACGGATTACTCTCTGGAAGATGCGGCATGAAAGCCACCCTGATTGAGATCGACCAGGGCGCCCCGGAGTCGCGGTGGTATGCGAAGCACCACGGGCTGCGGGTGTGGGCGGTGAGTGTCCACGCCTATCACCCCGGCGATTCCGCCTGGCGGCTACTGCCTGGCCAGCAAGTCCCGGATATCGCGCCAGAGGTCGGCCTGCGTGTGGACGCCGATCACGCCTGGACGGTGCGGGAGGGCGAGGTAGAGCTGCGCCTGGTGGAGATATCCCATGATGCCGGTACCCCGTCCTGAGCCCGCCTGTCGCCTGGGATCGGCCACTATGGGGTCCGGGCAACTGGTGCGCCTATGTTGTCGCGGGCGAGACGCGGGAGGCGCGGGCGGCACGGCTGGCGGAGTGCCCGGTGGTGTGGCGCGACGCGGTGACGGCGCATGTGCGCTGTGCGTTCGCGGCGCGGGCGGAGGCGAGGAAAAGGCAGGAGGCCAAGGCCAGGGAAGCGGCGAAGGCCAGGGAGCGGAAGGGATGATGAAGGCATGACCGACTACACCGCCAGCGCCATCCACATCGCCAGCGATGCCGAGATCATTGATCGCTGGGATTGGGCCAAGGTCGGCCATTGGTGCCAGGTTTACGGCTGTCACCCCGAGTGGCTGGCCAGGGCCGTGGAAGCCTGCCGCCGGGCGGGACGTGAGCCGGAGTACATCGAGCGGCGTTATCTGCAAGACCGGCGAGAGGAGCCGCATGATCCGCTGGTGGATGCGGCCATGCGCGAGGTGCAGGCGGAGGAGCGGCGACGCAGCTTCTACGTCGGTCAGCGGGAATGGCCGGGAAACGTTTGATGCGCCTGGCCATTCCCGTCAAAATAGCGATTCGCCCCGGGCAGGTGCTGTCAACACCTGGCCGGGACTTGACGTGTCAACCTGAACGAGAGGTCAACATGCCCATGTCCCATTTTACGGACGTTTCGCCGTCCGTGCCGGTTTTTTCAATTCCCCCCGACTTTGCCGTGCGGTGCCGCTTCCCGGGCCTGCCTGGCGAGTATTGTCTGTCATCTGCCGAGCATCTTCAGGAACTGGCTCAGGACCCGGTGGCGTTTGCCGCCGATCTGGCCGGGCTGTCGCGCGCGCAATACCTCCGCCGCCTGGCGGGAGATCAGCCATGAACCTGTTGCCCTGGTTCCGCTTTTACAACGAGGCGGTGGACGACGAAAAGTTGCGCCTGCTGGCCTTTGAGGACCGCTGGCACTACGTCGCTCTATTGTGCTGCAAAAGCAAAGGCCTGCTTGACGAAGACAGCCCCCTCATGCGGCGCAAGGTGGCGGTCAAGCTAGGGCTTGATTCCCGCGAACTGGACGAGGTGGCGCGGCGCCTGGCCGATGTTGAGCTGATCAACCAGGAAACCCTGCAACCGCTGGCCTGGGAGCGTCGCCAATTTCGCTCGGATGTTGACCCTTCCGGAGCCGAAAGGCAGCGAAAACTAAGGGAAAAACGCCGCGCCGAGAAGGATAACGCGTTAGCTAACGGAAGCGTAACGCGTGACGTAACAGACGCGTCACGCGTTACTGTCACGAATGTAACGCCCCTAGATACAGATACAGATACAGAAGAAGAGGAAGCTAAAGCTTCCTTGTCAGGCACCGCTGACGCGGCGCCCGACGCGGGAGACGCGGGTGGGGCCAAGGCCCCAGGGAAGAGTGCCCCGATTGACCATTGTCCGCATCAGGACATCATCGCCCTGTATCACGAAATGCTCCCGGAATTGCCGGCTACGGTAGTCAGTCGCTGGCGGGGGTCGGTGGGTGAGACTGACCTGCGGACCCGGTGGAAGGAGGACAAGCGTCATCAGTCCCTGGATTTCTGGCGACGCTTCTTCGCCACGGTGCGGACCTCAACGCATTGGATGGGGGAAAACGAGCGCCGATGGCAGGCCAATCTGGCGTGGATGGTGAAGCGCACCAACTTCGACAAGGCGATTCAGCGCATGGTCGAAAACGCCCGCCAATCTGCCCATGCCCGCCCCACCACCACCCCGGAGGCCGCCCATGTCTGAACCCCTGCACCTCCCCCCGCACAACACCGCCGCCGAACAGGCCCTGATCGGTGGCGTCCTGCTGGATAACGCCGCCTGGGAGCGGGTGGCGGATATCGTCGTCGCCGCGGATTTCTACCAGCACGCTCACCGCCTGCTGTGGCTGGCCATCACCACCCTGATGGAATCAGACAAGCCGGCGGATGTGGTGACGATAGCGGAAGAGATTGAGCGTCAAGGCCGCCTAGATGACGTTGGCGGCATCACCTACCTGCACCAGATTTTTCGTGGCGCCTTCAGCTCCGAGAACGTCCAGAGCTACGCCCGCGCGGTACGGGAGACCAGCCTGCTACGCGCCCTGATCGCCGCTGGGGCGGCGCAGATTGACGCCGTGCATAACCCGGATGGCCGCACCGGAAAGGATCTGCTGGAGGCCGCCCAGGCCGATCTGGCCGCCCTGGCTGAACGCGGCGCCTTGGGGTCTGGCTGGATTACCGCCAAGGAGGCCACGGGCCAGGCGGTGGAGCGCATCGAGCGCCTGTGGCAGCAGGGCGGCGGCATGGTAGGAGTGTCCACCGGCTGGGCGGACCTGGACGCCAAGACACGCGGCCTGGAACCGGGAACCCTGACCATCCTGGCGGCCCGCCCCAGCATGGGCAAGACCACGGCGGCGGTCCAGATCTCCCAGGCGGTGGCGGAGAAAGGCGAGAAGCCCGTCGCACTGTTCAGCCTGGAGATGAGCGCCGAATCGCTGGCCCTGCGGCTGCTGTCGGCCATTGGCCGGGTGGATCACGACAAGTTGCGGTCGGCCACGCTGGAAGACGCCAATGGCGACTGGCAGCGCATCGGACCGGCGGCGGAGCGACTGGCGGCCATGAATCTGCACATTGACGACCAACCCGGCCTGACGGTGGGCGAGATCGTCGTCCGCGCCAAGCGCCTGCATCGCCAGCATGGCGGGCTTGGACTGATCGCTATCGACTACCTGGGCCTTATCGCCCTGACGGGCAAGGTCGAGAATCAGAACCTTGGCATTGGCAAGGTGACGGCGGCCCTGAAGGGCCTGGCCAAGACCCTCAAGGTCCCAGTGGTGCTGCTGAGCCAACTCAACCGCGAAGTCGAGAAGCGTCCCAACAAGCGCCCGATCATGTCTGACCTGCGCGATTCAGGGTCGATTGAGCAGGACGCCGACCTGATCCTGTTCCTCTACCGTGACGAGGTGTATCACGAGGACAGCAAGGACAAGGGCATTGCCGAGATCATCGTTGGCAAGCAACGCAATGGTCCCACCGGCACGGTGCGCCTGGCCTGGCAGGGCAAGTATTGCCGTTTCGATAACCTGGCCCCGGAGTGGGAGCGGGAAATGGCGCCACCTTCCAAGCCAGCCAGAAGCTACGAGTACTGAAGCCCATGACCCAACCCGCCACCCAACTCGACCTCCTCGACGGCCGCCGCAAGCGCCGCGCGCCCCGGGTCCGCACGCCCGAGCACCTGGAGCAGGTGGCCCTGATGCAGTGGGCCAGCCTGCCGACCAGCCTCAAGCGCTACCCTGAGCTTGAGCTGTTGCATGCGGTCCCCAATGGCGGTCACCGCTTCATCAGCGTCGCCAAGGCGATGAAGGCGGAAGGCGTGAAAGCCGGCGTCCCGGATCTGGACCTGCCTGTCCCGCGCGGCCCCTTCATCGGCTTGAGGATCGAGCTCAAGGCCAAAGGCGGCAAGGAGAGCCCGCCGCAGAAGTGGTGGCGCGAGCGCCTCACCGCCCACGGCCCCCGCGCCCTGGTGTGCGTTGGCTGGGAGGAGGCCAAGCGCGCCATCGAAACCTACCTCGCCCTGCCGCGGATGCCGGCGGGCTGGCAAACGCCCGGGGAGAAGCCGTCAGACCTTGCCGAGCAGTCCCTCGGGATGGTGGCCGCAACCGTCAAGCAATCCTTGTCGGTTCAGGAGGAGGCCGCGCCATGAGCCAGGACCCCGCCGTCTACGCCACCGAGCCCGACGACACTGCCCCCCCGGCACGCTGGGAGCAGGGCATGGCGGAGATTGCCGACCTGCTGGCGGCGGAGCTGCAGGCCGCGGGGGTCAGTGGCGCCCACGGCCCCCTGGGGGCGCGTCTGGCCTGCCGCCTGTGCGCCTACATGGGCGGGCGCATGTACTACATCCCCAAGGCCGCCAACCTGGACCGCGCCCGGCGCGACCTGGAGATCGCCTCCAGCCACGACGGCACGCGCACCGGCCCCCAAGGGGTCCTGGCCCTGGCCCAGCGACACAACCTGTCGGAGATCCACGTCTACCGCATCCTCGACCGCCAGCGGGAGCTGCGCCGCCGCCAGATGCAAGGGGAGTTGTTTGGCCAGGATGGATAAAACATTAACCGGGGTTAATCCCCTCCCTCGCGCGCGCGGGGTAGGCTGGGGTGAACCTCAGCACACCGGCCTGATGCCTGACCGCCCATGACCCCTTCCGCCGACGCCTATGCCCTGATCAAGCGCCACGAGGGCCTGCGCCTGCATGCCTACCGTGACCCGGTGGGGATCTGGACCATCGGCTGGGGCCATACCGAGAGCGTGGTGCGCGGCCAGACCATCAGCCTGCACCAGGCGGAGGCCCTGCTGGCTCATGACGTCGGCCGCGCCGCCCAGGCGGTTAGCCGGCTGGTGACGGTGCCGCTCAACCAGGGGATGTTCGACGCCTTGACCTCGTTCGTCTTCAACCTTGGCGAGGGCCGGCTGGCGGACAGCACCCTGCTGATCCTGCTCAATGGCCAGGACTACGCCGGGGCGGCCCGGGAGTTCGGCAAGTGGGTCAAGGGCCGGGTGAAGGGGCGCAAGGTCACCCT